TAGCGTGTTCGCACTACTAGCAGCATCATCTTTGACATATAATGTAGGCGCAATCAGCGCACCTAGTGTTCTCAACGCGGCAAGCGGAGACTTGCTTAGCTGTGAGATGTCCGTATCAATCCTAACGAGTTGGAGTTAATTATGTCCGATTGGGAAAAAGAGAACGAAGCCTTTCTGATCAAGATCGGACAGGTTAAGCCAGAAGCACCAAAGCCAGCACCTACCAAGAAAGACGAGGAATAATCTCATGGCTGTATTTCTAAATAACAATGTCGGTGTGAAGATTAATTCTGTTGATCTTTCAGACCATGTCACAGCAGTAACAATCAACCGCACATTCGATGAGCTTGAAGTAACTGCTATGGGCGATAACTCACACAAGTTCGTAAAGGGCTTAGAGTCATCAACTGTAACAATTGACTTTCTAAATGACACAGCTTCTGCGAATGTATTGGCAACACTACAGGCAGCATGGGGAACAACTGTCACAGCTGTATTCCTACAGACAAAGGGAACAGCAGTTTCAGCAACTAACCCTCTCTATACCGTTTCTCTGTTGGTCAATAATACGACCGACATTAACGGCAGCGTAAGTGACATCGGGGTACAATCGATTACATTTACTGCTAACTCAACAATTGCAGTAGCAACTACAGGCACATTCTAAACAACTAACAAAGGGGCTAACCATGGCAAGACTAAAGATCGTTCGTACAGATGGAAGCGTATTAGAAGGCGAGATCACTCCAGCAGTGGAGTACTCATTCGAGCAATTTGCTAAAAAGGGTTTCCACAAGGCTTTCCGCGATGAGGAAAAGCAATCGGATGTCTATTGGTTAGCTTGGGAGATAACACGCAGATCAGGTGAGTCTGTTAAGCCTTTCGGGATTGACTTCATTGAGACATTGAAAAGTGTTTCTGTGGAGGATTCAGACCCTTTAGCTTAAAGCGCGATCTTCCGTTCACCTACCTAATTGCTAGGCTAAGCATTAGGTTAGGGATCGCGCCACAGCAATTATTGGAGCTAGATCGAGTAATGCTCAACGCATTATTTCAAGGTCTTACAGACGAAGCGAAGGAGTCAGCAGATGCCAGCAAGCGTAAAAGGCGGCATTGAACTTCGCAAGGCTTTGCGTAATTTCACTCCTGATCTAGCCAAGGCTACTCAGAAGGAAATCAAAACAGCCATCATGCCAATTAGCAAATCAGCAAAAGGTTATGTGCCTGATCGTTCACAGATTCTAAGCGGATGGTTGCCTCGTCAAATGTCAGAGGCAACTTTTCCAGTGTTCAATCCTTCTGAAGTCAGATCTCGCATTGGCTATAAGACCACACCATCAAAGCCTAACTCCAGAGGATTTAGATCCCTTGCAAGCGTATTTAACAACAGCCGCGCAGGGTCTATATATGAGAGAATGGGCAAGTTAAGCCCTAATAGCAGGTTCGTAGTTAATCAAAATGAAAAGTACCGCGCTTCGCTCACAGGCAAAGGGAAGATGCAGGGTCGCGTTCTTTATCGTGCTTATGAAGAAAACAATGGCAAAGCCAGATCAGGTGTGCTCAAAGCAATTCAGACTGCTGGAGATAAACTTAATCAACGAGCAAGTGTGAGAGGCTAATCATGGCAAATGTAGTCATTGATATTGCAGCGGAATTTACAGGTAAAAAGGCTTTCAAGGAAGCCGAGACAGCCACTGGAAAACTTACTAGAACTGTTAAGACACTCGCTGGGTCTTTTGGTCTTGCATTCGGTACAGCAGCTTTAACAAGATACGGCAAGGCAGCAGTCAAGGCATTCGCAGAGGATGAAGCAGCAGCAATTCGCCTCACTCGCGCTGTTGACAATCTAGGCATTGGCTTTGCAAATCCTTCTATTGCTGATTACATTTCTGAATTAGAGAAGTCAGCCGCTGTTGCAGATGATGTTCTAAGACCTGCCTTTCAATCTTTATTGACCACTACTGGCTCATTGACTCAATCTCAGAAGTTACTCAATGATGCCATCACAATTAGCAGAGCTTCTGGAATTGACCTTGCAACTGTTAGCCAAGACCTTGCCAAGGGTTATGTTGGAATAACTAAAGGGTTGATAAAGTACAACACAGGACTCACCAAGGCAGAGATTCAATCAAAGTCTTTCTCTGAGATCTTAGGAGTGCTGCTTACACAATCAGCCGGTGCAGCTTCAGACTATCTAGACTCCACGGCTTACAGCATGGAAGTCTTATCTATCGCTAGCGGTAACGCTTCAGAGATTATCGGTAAGGGCTTAGTAGATGCTTTTGCTCGCATTGGCGGTGGCACAGAAGCCAGCGATGCAGCGATAGCAATCGAGGGCATTGCAGGTGCTCTAGCAAAGATAACAGTTGCAACTGGTACTGCTATCGGTGGTGTCACTAATGTATTCAAGACACTAAAGAACCTACCTAAGAATATCTTTCAAGGCTTTGCAGGTGCTCAGACTGGTGTCAATCTAGGCAAGACACAGCCTAAAGCACCACAGTTAAGTCTAAGCGAGAAGCAAAAAAATGCCGCCTTAGCAAAACTAGAAGCGGCAGCAGCAGCAAGAGCGAAGAAATTAGAAGCCGCACAAAAGGCAGCAACTAAGGCACAGCAAGATGCCCTAAAACTTGCTAAGGCAAGAGCAATCTTTGACCTACAGCAGATCCAGATTCAAGCAGCTCTCAAAGGTAAACTGTCAGAGGAAGATAAGATCCGCCTGAAGTTGATGCAAGCCATCGAGGAAGAAAACCTCACCAATGTTGAGAAGTACGAGAAGGCATTAGAAAAGGCACAGGAGAAGGCTAAAGAGCTTCAAGAGCAATTAGATAAGGTCAAGGCTCTAGAAGTAAAAGATCCTTTCAGCACATGGAAAGTAGATCCTGTTGCTGCAGCGATTGGTGGATTAACTAACGCACTGACTGAAGTCCGCACAGGCATGACCTCTACTGGCGTTGCTTGGTCAGAAGTAGCAGCAAAGATTGCAGCTACTGAAGTTAAGCCTAACCTCACAGGGTTCAAGTCATCTTTCCAGATGGCAAGTGATGAGGCTGAGTCAGCAGTAGAGACCGCAGTCACAGCCCTTGGTTCAACAGCGACAGCAGCAACAGCAGCAGCCATCGCTGCAGCAGCAGCCCTAGTTGCTGCCAATAACTCTAACCTTACTTCTACTGCAGCCACTACGACTGAGGCAATTGGTACATCAACTACTACTGCAACCGATACCACAGTCTTAGCAATCGCTGAGTCAGGCTCAGCCACAGCAAGCACTATTGTGGCAACCTCACAGGCTGCCGCAGATGCTCTGGACAAACTCTACGAGGATTCAACCACGGCTCTGTCTAACGCTTCTGCCGCTACTACTACAGACTTCATGGCTACATCTTCTGCTGCCCTAGCAAGCCTCAAAGACATCTTAAATGCACAGGCAAATGATTACGCGGCAGCAGCGGCAGCAGCTAGCGCACAGGCAACCGCCGATGCAGCAGACAGAGCTGGAGCAGGAACCGCAGGCGGTGGAGTCAACATTACTGTGAACACAGGCGTGGGAGATCCTAACGCTATCGCAGAGGCTATTCAGCAAGTCTTGATAGACGCTGGCAAGCGTGGCACTCTTGATGTATTGGGCATTGATTAATGCCATGGCTTCCAGAGTGGCGTGTGACAGTCAATGATGATGTCTACACCAATGTCACAAGCGTATCTTTTGCTTCTGGTCGTTTAGACATCGACCGCCAGCCTACCGCTGGCTACTGCCGAGTACAGATCATCAACACAGACGGCTCACCTTTCACCATCAATGTCTCTGAGTCAATCACTTTAGAGCTTAAAGATTCATCTGGCACTTATGTGACTGTATTCGGTGGCGAGGTCTCAGACTTCTCAATCGGTGTTAGAAGCCCAGAGGAGACTGGCTTTATCACAGTCGGCACTCTATTGGGCGTAGGAAGCCTTGCAAGGCTTACCAAGGCTGTATATAACACAGCCCTAGCAGAAGGCTTAGACGGGGCGCAGATCGCCGCTATTCTAGGCAATGCCCTATCCCTGCCATGGTCACAGGTAATCCCTACACAGACATGGGCAACCTATCCTGCAACTACCACATGGGCTGAGGCAGAGACCAGAGTGGGGACAATTGACTCAGGCTTCTACACCATGATTGCCCTTGCAGCTTCGGCTTCTGCTAAGTCCAACACTCTGGCAGATCAGATTGCCAATAGCGCACTTGGTCAAATCCATGAGACCAAGACAGGCTTAGTGGATTATGACGATGCGGATCATCGCTCTAACTACCTAGTAGCAAATAACTACACAAACCTTGATGCTAACTACGCATCACCTAGCACCATCCGCTCAACTACCCAAACTGCTCGCATTCGCAACAGCCTGATCTATCGTTACTCCACAGGCTTTGCATCAACCTACACTGCATCTAATAGCGACTCTATAGTCTCTTATGGGCTTTACGAGCGCTCTTATGA